GATGAAACCATCAGACTTAAAATCCGATGGCGACCTTTCCACCAGTGCAAAGTAGTTCTAAAACCTAGTGTTTCGGGGGAAAAGAAGGGCAATACACAGGTAGAGAGTAAATAGATGGAAAAAGTGGTAAAAAAGGGGGAATACAACGCAAATTTTCCATCCACTGAAACCATTTCGCTTCAGAAAAAACGTGAGGCTAGAGAGAAAGAAAATGCTAAATGGAAAGCAATTAATGACCGAGCAAAATTAAAAGCTCAGGGCAATGAAAGTGTTACTGAGTATGGAAGAGTTTTATTTAATGAGAACGCTGAAAAAATATCAATTGGCTTAGGAATATTATTAGAAGATCTTTTAGAAAATCCACATAAGCCTGGGCCACATTTCGCTGCATGGCCTTTGCTTTTACATGTCACAAATAGAGGGCCAAGAACTATATCTTCAATTGCTTTAAGTGTGGTGCTAGACACCATTAGCTCTAGACCTTATGAGAATGATTTAGCTAAAGGGATAGGCCGAGCATTAGAAGATGAATTAAGGGCAGGGAAAGTTGAGAAGATGAACCCTCACTTGATGCGTTTAATCAAAAAGAAGAAGGGTGCAAAAGCTTTAAGTAATAAAAGAATATTGCAGCAGCTACGAATTGAAGATGAAAGTTGGACTGCAATTCAAAAACAAGAGGTGGGAGGTTTATTACTTCAGGTCATTGTTGCCAATACAAATCTGATTGAGATCTTGCCTTTAAGTAACAAGGGAAAGATTAAAACAATTGTTGATGCAACAAAAGCTACTCAGGAAATTATTAAAAGGAACCCACCAAAGCCAACACCAGTAAGAAGGCTGCCTTTATTAATCAAGCCTAAGCCTTGTTGGACAATGTATAGGCGAGGAGAGAACAAGCCATTTATTAGATCAAGAAATGATATTGATTACATAACTGAAAGAGATTTAAGGGTAATTAAAAAACCAGTCCACTACTTAGAGGATCAAGCAGTAGAAATCGACAGAACGATGGTGAGTGATATGAGAACTGCGTGGGACTGCAATATTCGTGGGTTATTTCCAGTCCAACGTGACCCCAAAGAAGAACCTGTAGCACCAACAGAACATATAGGATCAGAAGCATATAAAAATTATGTAAAAGAGAGATGGGACGCACAAAAAGATCGCAACAATGGTGCAGCGATTAGAAATAAAATTGAACAAGACATAAGGGAATTAGAAGAGGTCGCAGGACGTACTGTTTACAACCAATATTTCGCAGATCAAAGAGGAAGAATCTACACATTGAATAAACTTGCAACACATCAAGGGCCAGATTGGTCTAAGGCTTGTATTAGTTTTGCTAAGGGTAAACGCTGTAGTGAAGAAGGTTTTTCATGGTTATTAATAGCAGCAGCAGGACATTATGGAATCAATGATGTATGGCTAGAACGACATAAGTGGGGAGAAGATCATATTAAACAGATGTGTGCGGTAGCAGAAGCGCCGTTAGACCGTCTTGAGTTATGGAGAGATGCAAAAGATAAGTGGCAATATCTACAACTGTGCAGGGCTGTTAAAGAACAGATCGACAATCCAAATAGTATTTCTAAATGTCCAATCAGATTAGATCAATGTTGTAGTGGTGTTGCAATCTCAAGCATGTTGACTGGAGATTATAGATTGGCGGCCTGGACAAATTGTGTTGGTGATAGAAAGAGCGATTTATATCAAGTCGTTGCTGATCATGTTCACTTGGAAGTTACTAAGGATCTACAAAGCAATCCAACTAAGAAAAAATTTGCAGAACTTTGGCTTGGATATGGGATAGATAGATCATTAATGAAACTCCCCTGTATGACTGCAATATATGGGGCGCAATACTTAGGGCTTGTAGATTATTTGGTTGCAAGATTAGAAGAGAAAGCCCCAGACAAAATGGTTTATGACTGGCAACATCATTACCTTTCCCCTGCTGGCTACTTGGCAAAAATAATTAAATCGTCACTGGATAATTATTTGAACTCAAGCTTCAGATTGCAGAAATGGTTGAAGCTAGTTGCAAAACAAGTATTAGAACAGAACAAAAAAATTAGATGGACTTCGCCTGTTGGTTGGCCTATTGAATTAGGTGATGAGATTGACCCAAGAAAGAACGTTCACTCATTAACAAGAGGTAAAAGGAGATGGACACCTTGGAACGAATACGAAAATAAAGATCTGTTTTCTGCTCGCATTACCAAGCGTTCAATAATGGCTAACACCATCACTAGCTTTGATGCTGCCATGTGCCTGCAAGTAGTCTCCACATGTAGTGTGCAAAACGTGCAAATCCTTACAAACCATGACTGTTTTGCAACAATTCCAACCGATGCTGAGTACTTACATAAGTTACTTTTGAAGCAACTTGGAACAACATTTAAACAGAAATGGTTAAAGAAAATAAGGAGTGAAATCATTGCTAACACTGGTATCAAGAACATAGACGGCCCACCAGTAGAAAAATATTCTGTCGGCTTTACTGCTGGAGAAAACCCATACGCCTACTCTTAAGGGGCTTGCGTCCCCTAATCCTAGGAGTTATATTTTAAGCTCTGCACATATACAGAACAAATGCCACAATCTTTGGTTACTCCAAAAGGAGAATCAGTCTTCGCTTGTGTTTTAGGTCTTCCAAGATTAAACAAATACAGCAATGAAAATGAATGGACTATGGGGATGCGATGGAAGCCAGAAGATTGCTTGCATTTAAGAAACAAAATTGATGAAGAATTTACGGAAGCTCATGGCAAAAAGAAAGGTAGGTTGCCTTACGACTTTGAAGCCTATGAAAATGAAAATGGAGATAAAATTGAAACTGGTTATATAAAATTCAAATTCAAAAGAAAGGAAAAAAGCAACAAAGGTGAATTATTAGGCGCACCAAAAGTAGTTGATGCAAACCTAAGACCTTGGGATCAAGAAAAGCTTATTGGAAATGGCAGTATCGTCAGAGCTTCCTTTACGATTTTCCCTTACAACAAAGGTGGACTAGGTGTTTCCTTATTTTTAAAAGGTGTTCAGGTTCTTAAGCACGTTGAATATGACCCTGATGCAGATGCCTTTAGCGTTGATCAAGAATTTGCTGATGACGTAACCGAGTTTGAAGCAGAAGGTACACCATCTTCATTGAATGTTGATTCTTCTAATGTTCAGGAACAACTCAACAAAGTTAATCAAGAGGACATTCCATTTTGATTAAAGATAGAGTTGCAGCATTTACTTTTCATGTCGATTTAAAGAGTAAAGCTCGGCCTCGTTTTGCCGTAAAAAATGGTAAGCCTATGCCTCCATATATGCCCAAAGAATATAAACAATGGCAGGCAGATTTAAAGGCACAAATGAGGGAGTGGTGGACTGCACCTCCCTTACAAAGGGTTAAACAAGTCACCCTTCGCTTTGGCGGCCCTGCAAGGCATGACGGCGATAACTTATGCGGCGCTGTTCTTGATGCTGGCAAAGGCATTATCTGGACTGATGACCGAGTAAGTATCATGCCTCATGGTGTTTGGATATGGCAAAAAACTAAACCTAAAGATTCTTACATTCACCTAGAGGTTACTTACTAATGCAATGCCCAAAATGTAAAAGAATGAATACCAAAGTAATGGAAACTCGTAAACACGCAGAGTGTGATATGAGAGTCAGAATGTGCTTGGACTGTAGTTTTAAATTCTCAACAATGGAACGTGTTTGCGTATCTGTTGGCGAGCCTTTCGGAGTCTGTGAAGTAAGTCCAATTCAACCAAACAAGGTTAAAAGAACAAGAGTCTCAGCACTTCCTTCAGGTGAAAAATATGTAGCCAAGGAAGACGCTGAAGTTTTAGATGGCATCGCTATAGATGTTCGACCATTGATCTGTAAATGGTGGAATGAAAGTAGATGGCATAAGCAAAAGAGCAAAGCTGTTTGGACAAGGGATGCTTTTTCTTTGAGTGTTCAACGGTTGCATGGATACCCTTCCTACCTACAGGAGGAATTAGCTAAGGCTGGTATTGAACATGGTTGGCAAGCTTTAAAACTTAGCTACTTAAATCATGCACCAGAGCCAACACCTAATCCAGAAGGAGGTCTAGCTCCTAAAGATTCAGCCATGAATGAAGCAGTAAGGCAATGGCAAAACAAAGCAAGCTAACCATCCAAACATTCTTAGCAGCATCCGAGATGATAGCTGCACACTTAAGAATTAAGGAAGCTGATCGGTGGTCGGCTCAAATATCTCAGCTAAAGTTTGTCTCCTTTTCTCAAGCCTACCCAGAAGTAAGTCAAGAACAATTTTTATGGGCTTCTGAGCAGTTTGTTCAGACAACCACTAATAAAGATTTCCTGCGCTATCCCACTTGGGATGAGTTAATGACATTTCTTTACAGGATTGAGAACGGAAAGCCTAATAGAAGTTGGGGATTTAAAGAAACTCTGCCTCAAATGTGTCAACCTGTCCCAAATCAATTGGCCTTAATGCCACCTAAGCCAGCATCCAATTATGAACCACCAGATAAAGAAAACAAACAGGCTTACAAAACTTTTAGGTCTAACCGAGCGCTCAAAGGAGGCAACTGATGGACAAGTTAATCGACGATTCCCAGTTAATAAGAATTTTAGAACGTGGGCTTCTCAGTGGGAAATGGTCTATCGCTCAATTCAATAAGGGGAATACTCAAGCGCATATACCAACAGATAATTTTTTTAAAGAACATCCAGAATTTCAAGACTTTAACTTTAGAGATCTAAAAACATTTAATGAACAACATGGGAAAAACAATTCCAGCTACCTCACGTGATCCTTTCTTGGGTGATTACAAACATTATCGTGTACGATATAACTCACCTAAAATGAGATTTGGAAGTAGTGAAATGATATTCACTGCAAAGAATCCAGCCGACGCAAAAAGAAAAGCAATTGCCGAACTTTCTAAAGATCATCCAAATGTAAGAGTTATGGTTGTAGGAGAAAGATGATATGAAGATGGCATTAATTGATGCAGAATTATTCTCTATTAAAGCTGCATTTGCAACAGAAAATTATACATTATGGGATCCAGAAAATCACCCTGATACATGGCATTACACCATTGATTATCAAGAGGCGTTAGCTAACTTTACTGACCAGCTACACACTATTAATGATCTATTACCTGAGTATGGATTAGTTCTTTGTTGGGGTCAGGGTAAAAGCTTTCGTTATGACGTTTGGGATACCTACAAAAGTGATCGAAAAAAGAAATTAAGATCAATTCCAGCAGGCTACGCAGAGTTTAAAAAGAAACTGCAAGAGAAGTTTCCTTCTGCTGCTTTAGAGGGAATTGAAGGTGATGATGTTATGGGTGTTTTGTATTGTCCAAATGATGTGATTGTCTCTGAAGATAAAGACATGTTGACTATCCCTGGACTGCATCTCAGGGGTGGAGAATTAATAGAAGTAACAAAATATGCAGCCGATCATGCTTTCTTTACACAGGTTTTATCTGGAGATGCAACAGATTCTTATCCTGGCTTAAAAAAATGTGGAAAGGTTGGCGCTAGTAAAATACTTGCTAAATGTAAAAATGAAAATGATATGTGGCACAGCGTTTTAGCCGCTTATGAGAAGGCAGGATTTGATGAAAGATTTGCTTTAAGTCAAGCAAGATGCGCTCGAATATTAAGGCAAGGAGAATACAACTTAAAAACTAATACTCCCCTAATTTGGAATCCACCGATAAACTGATATTGTTCTGCATAGTTGCAGGTGTTTGAGCCTCTTGTTACTGAAACTTTAATCAAGAAATTAGAGGATACTTTTCCAAGTAATCCTCTTAGGTCTATGACCCATCGAGAACTTGATGTAATGATCGGTCAACAAGAGGTGATTGCCTATTTAAAGATGCTTCTTGAAGAGCAGAAAACTGATGAAGTTAACTTGGAGGTGATCTAAATGTGCATGGGTGGAGGCAGCGCAGCCACAATCGAAGTTCCTCAAACCGATGCTTATGACGCTCAGGCTGATTTGCAGATTGCCGCTATGCAGCAAACGCAAAACAGTACGGCAATGCTTAAGCAGGGTGAATTGAATTCTGCATTAGCAGCACAACAACAAGTATTAACGGATGCAAGAGATTTTAAAATAGAGCAAGCGAATGATGTAAGAGCCAATGCTGCAAGGATGGCTAATTTAATAGGCGCACCACCTCCTGAGAAAACAGCACAAGCACCCGTTGTTGGAAGAGATAGAGATCAAAGTCAAGGGAAACCAAAAGGAAGGAATAGCTTAAAAGTAAGGAAAAACAAATCAACGTCCCAGGGCAAAGGCGCTGGCTTAAACACCAACCTCACTACTTATTAAGACCATGTGTTTCGGATCTGTTAAAACTCCAGAGATTAAATACGTTGGCCCTAGCCAAGAAACTTTGGATGCTAATCAAGCAAAAATTGATAATTACATAACTCAATCACAAGCTACAAATGACGCATTTCAAGCGTCTTTACAAACTCAAATAGACAACGCAAACACAGCAGCACAAACAATGGCAGATCAACTAGCGGCTGACCGAGCAGCAGCACAAGCACAGTTAGCGAACATGCCAATCAACAAACCCACTTATTCAGTTACAACAACTCAAAGTGATCCTGTTAATGCACAGGTAACAGAGTCAATTAAAAAGAAGAAGAAAGATGACAACAAAGGAACATTAAAAGTTGCTCAAGGTGGTACTGCCAATACAGCAGGATCAACACTCAACTTGGGGGTATAGATCATGTGCATGGGTAGAAAGAGAAAAGCAAGAGCAAAAGCAGCAGCAGCCCAAGCTGAAGCCGATGCGTTAGCAGCAAAGAATCAAGCAATAGTTGATGCACAAAATGAACAATTAGCTCTTGAGCAGGCTAATCAACAAACACAACTCACTAACTTTCAGACGGCCCAAGAAACTATTACGGCTCAACAGAATCAAGCGCAAGCTAATTTTGCAGCAGCAAGCGCAGCAAGCGCACGAAACTTAGCGGCTGAAAGAGCAAAGATAGAACAACAAAACAGAGTCAATCAATCTGTTAGTCAGTCTTTGCAAGTGTTAGCGACAAAGGATAAGAAGAAAAAGAAAGTGCCGATGGCTGGTAAAGATCCATCAAGGAAAGGAGAAGGTAATCAAGCTAGATATAACTCACCTACAAAAGATCTACGAGTCGGCTTCTCCGAAAGAGAAGGCGGTGTAGGTGTCAACCTCGGAGGTTAAATGAAACTACGAACAGGCAATTGCGCTGCCACATATAAAGCGCTCGAATCAGAACGCAATGCACAAGTAGAGAAAGGTGATACCTGTGCAAGTTTTACTCTGCCTTATCTCATTACAGATAGTGATGGCTTTGGTCAAAGAGATAATTCTATCCAACGAAACCCTTGGAATGGAGTGGGACAGAAGGGTGTGCAGACAATTGTAGCCAAATTACTTTTATCATTACTACCGCCAACGGAACAGATATTTAGATTGACGATTGATGAAATAAAAATGGCAACGCAGCAACAACAACTGTTGCAAGCAGGCGCACCACCAGAGGAACTAGCGAAACAGAAAACTGAATTTGATTTGGGATTAGCAAGATTAGAAAGAGTTGTATTGAATGACGTTGAAACTTCTAATGACCGACTAGCGATTCAAGAGGCATTAACTCATTTAGTGGTCTATGGAAACGCTCTTATCTATATCGAAAAAGATGGGCTGAAATGCTTTCCGATGAGGAAATATGTTTTAAAAAGAGATGCTATCGGCAACCCTCTTGAATGTGTGATCTGTGAAAAGATTGGTTATCAAGCTTTACCAGAAGTAGTAAAGCAAATGCTTGTTGATGAAGATGGTGAAGTTAAAGGATTAATCCCAGGGGAAGACTCTCCTGATTATCAGAAAAATATTGAAGTTTATACACATGTTTATTGGGAGACTAATAAAGTCAATTGGTATCAGGAAGTTAAAGGGGTAGAAGTTGAGGGACAAAGAGGATCAGCACCTATAGATGAGAGTCCATTTTTGCCCTTGAGGATGTATCGAATTGATGGTGAAAGTTATTCGCCTTCTTATATCGAAGCTGTATGTCTAGCTGATTTAAGAACAGCAGAAGCATTAAGTCAGGCCATCACAGAAGGCGCACTGATAGCAGCACAAACAAAACACCTTGTTAAACCTAGTAGTGTTGTTAATCCTAAGAAGCTGGCAGAGGCAGCGAATGGTGCATACCTAGCTGGTAATCCTGATGATGTCTTCACGATCAGGACGGAAAAAGGAAATGACATGCAGGTGGCTCTTCAGAGCTTGGCGACAGTAGAAGCGAGGCTTGCTCAAAGTCTGATGTTGCATAATCCGAGGGACGCAGAAAGAGTGACAGCCGAGGAAAACAGAATTTTAATACAGCAAATCGAAGCCGCCCTCGGTTCCGTGTTCTCAATACTTTCTCAAGAACTTGTACGTCCATACATTGCAAGAAAGCTTGTATTACTAACAAGAAGAGGCAAGCTTCCAACGCTACCTAATGACCTTGTTAAGCCAGTTATATCAGTTGGTTTAAGAGCATTAGGCAGATCAAATGATCTTGAAAAGACTGCAAGATTTATGCAAATACTTCAACAAACAATTGGCCCTGAAGGAATAGGTACTTATGTAGACACAAGTGAATTGATTAGAAGGCTGGCATCGTCTATGGGTATGGAGTTAAACGGCCTTATTAAGACTGAAGAACAGATTGCACAAGAGCAACAACAAGCACAACAACAAGCAGTGATGCAACAAGCAATGCAGTCGGGCATGGCTGACCCTCAAAAGTTGGCTAATGCTGCTGCTACGAGTCAAGAAATGGCTCAACCACAACCTACTGAAGAACAACAATGACCACCACACCAGGCCCAGAATTAAAAGACATGCTCGGCCCAGGGCAGGAAGACATCTTTGATGATTTTGTTAAAGAAGTCGAAGAAGAACAATCGGCTATTAATCAGACTGAGACACAAGAGCAACCTGAAACCGATCAAGAGTTAATTGGTGGAAAGTTTAAAAATGTCGATGAAGTTTTAAAGGCTTATCAAGAAGCTGAGAGAAAACTAAGTGAAGGCAAGCAGGAAACACAAGAAACTCCACAACCTTATACAGACCAACAGGTTACAGATTTCTTTGGTGAAGATTTAGTCAACAAGGTTAAAGAACAAGGACTAGATATTAATGACATTTCTTTTAAAGCCGATCAAGGCCAAGACATTAGTGAACACTACGACGCTCT